TGGAAAGACGATGGAACGGTCAATTTTTCCAAATTCCTTTTCTGCCTCGTCAAGCACGGCACTCGCCAGCTCCAGGCTGAGCGGAGAAACGCCCTGTACAATGGTTCTGGCATTTCCTCGCTCCGTCATCTCTGTCAGGGAATAAATGCGGGCATCGTCTCCCGGCTGTACACGCTGTCCCGTTTTTTTCCCAAATGCAATTCCTTTCCCCATGACCAGATATTCCCGGTTATTTTCTTCTTCCACACCAATAAATGAATTGTGGTTCAGTGTTTTTGCTATCCTGTACATTCTTCTCACCCGTTTTTAAGGCACAGCTTACGCGAGAATCTCAATCGCAAATAAAGGATCACCACGCATGACAAAAAGATGAGTTTTGAAAGTCCACGCTGTACAGTTATTTTTTCTGCACAGCGTGGGCTTTTTCGATTACTGCTTATTGCACCATTTTTGCAGAGCCTTGACCATAGCAGAAGGATTACTGATCACACCGTCAACCGGCGTGCCGATCTTGCGCTGGAGTGCGCGGATGGTCTGCGGCCCGATGTAGCCGTCTTCTGTGGTTCCGGCCCACTTTTGCATAGCTCTGATCAGGTCAGAGCCGCCGGACAGTTCGTCAGACCATTCGGCCGCCGCGATGCCAGCGCAGTATTCTTTATTGGCTGTTGGCTGATTACTGATCACGCCGTCTACTCCGGTTTTAAAAATCTCCTGCAAACGTTTGGTCAGCTCATGACCCCATACGCCGTCAACTGAGATCGCTTTTGCGGTCGGCTTCTGAGCGGATGCTGTACCGCCGTATGTACAGTATTTTTTATGGCAGTTGATCCAGCCTGCACCGGAACGCAGTTTACCCCAGCTTCCATTCTGGATTTTTGTGATAGTGTAACTGCCCTGATCCCGGATCACTCCAACGATCTTGCTGTTTACGTCCGGTTCGGTACGGATGTTCAGAGCCGGATCATTCACCTTATAGATTCCTGGCTTATAGGTTTTCTCTCCAGACGTATTTCCGTTTCCGGAAGAATCGGAGCTACCGCTGCTGATCAACTTCTTGAATCTTGTCCAATCTCCTTTAGCAATGATCTGCGATGGACAGTTTTTGCTGCAGATATCGAGATGGCGGTAAACTCTGGATGCTGGGATGCCTGTTTCTTTCATGAGCTGCCGTACAAGCTCCACGGTGTTCTGAAACGCTTTCTCATAGTTATATCCGCCCTGCACGCACATTTCCACACCGATGCTGTTCCGGTTGCCATAAGAGCCGAACAGGTTGCCGTTTCCGTAGTTGATGCCAACGTGCCAGCATCCGAGGTTGTGCGGCGCGGCCTGATAGGCAGTGTCGCTGTCATCCACGTAATAATGAGCCGACATGCCAGAAAAATTCCCGTCATGCTGTGCTCTGGCATGAGCGCGGGCATTGGCAGTTGACTCAAAATTGTCGGTGTTATGTACAACAATACACTGTGGGTTGTTGTACGGATAGGTGTTCTGGCTGCTGATGTATGATTTATCAATCTTCATTGTTTCTCCTTCTGCCAGGCGAATTGCGCCGGCGCAAAAAAAGGACGGGCATTCGCCGTCCTCACTCTGTTTTCTGTGTCTGCTTAATGATCTGATTTACATAGTTACTCAGCCCTGCGACGAGGATGCCCTGCGTGACCGCCGTAAACACTGCCATCGCCGCCTGCTGACCGGTTCCGACCTCACTGGTAGCCAGCACCCAGATGGCACACAGTACGATACTCACACCGCCGAGGATCAAAGGGATATACTTATCTTTTACGGCCTGCGCCTGCTTCAATGCCATGCCCAAAAAGTACAAGGCAACGGCTACTACGATAAGCTCTGGTTTTACATAATTCATAATGTTCGTTTCCATATCTAATGTCCCTCTCTTTCTTCGATCAGCTCGTCCAGTCTATGATGCGCCGATTTGGTCGACTGCTCCACGACTATCATACGTTCGACGAGATTGTTATGCTTTTTAACCTTTTCTTCCAGCTGCTCAATACGGTATGTTGTAAGCTTATTGGCAGTCATAATACCGGCAAGGCTTCCAACCAGCGTTCCGATCAATGAGCAGATAGCAACTACAATTTCTGGCATATTCTTAGTCCTTTCTTAAAAAAATGCAAAAAAATAGAACCCATACGGTCCAGCTCTAATTTCTACCATTATTATATCCCTTCTTTTTTTCAAAAAGGGTATCCAGTCCCTTTAGGCCTGGATACCCTCTTTCTCGTGTATTATTTAAACAAATCCGCAAATTTCTGTGAATCTTTGTAAACCATCGGAAATACCTCTGCGTATCTGTTTTCTTCCCATAAAAGTTTTGCAAAAGATTCGCAAAAATGATAATCATACCTTCTGCGGTCGAGAACGTCTAAAAGCTTTGATTCATATTCAGCCCTTGAAATTACCATTCCATTATCAATTTTTTCTCTCATTTCATCCATGACATCATACAATTGCCGAAGCTGTCCTTCCGTAATTTCGTTGTCATATATGAATTTGCAAAATTCAGATCCTTCCCTAAGCAAATTCATTCTAAACTCAATATAGTCTAATCTCTCATCAATTTCCATGACTATGCATCCTCCTTGTTTGTATAATATATTTCTCTTTTATTATAATGCATAGATGAAAGTTTATCAATCAACCGCTAGTTCTAATTTTCTTTTGAAAATGTGAGAAATAACACTGATCTCAAACAATGCACCGTCTATGATCTCTCTTGACATTAGCCCTCGATACTTGAGCATAGACCATAGTTGTGTTGATGTTGACATGCCCCAAAATCTGCTGTACTTCTTCCACTGGCATACCTCGGTCAAGACCGTCTGTCGCTGTTGTATGCCGTATCAGATGCGGATACACTCTCCGACCAATCTTTGACAGCTCCCCCAGCTGTCGTACACGTTTTTCAATCGCCGGCTTCTTTAACCTGCCATGTGGCATACGCTCCGACACAAATAACGCTGGATTTTCGTCCGTTCTCGTTTCAAGATAATTCCGCAATGCAAATTCTGCTTTTACGTTCAAGTAAGAAGTTCTGTGTTTATCCCCCTTTCCAAATAAATGTACTTCTTTCTGCTCAAAATCCACATCTGCAATATCAAGCCTCTCAAGCTCTGTTACGCGGCATCCGGTGCTGTACAGCATCTCAATCATGGCCTTATCTCTGACTGTCTCACACGCATTTCTCAGCCGTTCTAGCTCCATTCCGGACAGCGGCTGTCTCTGAGCTCGCTCATACTTAATTGCCTTAATATTCCGGCACGGGTTGCTTCCTATGTAGCCCTCGTTGGCCGCCCATTCAAAAAACGTCTGAATGATAACTCTGCGGTTATCGAGCGTCGCATTGCTGATCTTTCTTATCTCCTGCGTCTTATACAGATAGATCCGGATGTCGTTCGTTGTAATCTGCTTCAAATCTTTGTTCACCTGAAAAAAGAAGTCTCGGAGAACCATATTGTACAGCTCCAGCGATCTGACGCTCAAACCCTCTATTTTGCGAGTCGCAAAGTAGATCTCATAGCACTCCGGCAGATACCCCTCATACGGCACAAGCTCTGTATTTCGCGGAGATATTTCGTAGTCTCCAACGAAAATAATGAGTTTCTGATACACCACTTTCAGTGCGTCATCCGGAATTTTACCAATAAGCTTCGTCATGAACGTCTTCGCAAACTGTTCGCGCATATAAAAATTCCTCCTTTTCTGGGTACCCAAAAGGAGGTGGTTGTGCTATAATAAGCATAGCCCCCTTGTGGGTGGGAGGAGCCGAGCTTTTATGATTGGTAGTCAGGGAGTTCGGCTCCCATTTTTTGTTTTCTACCCTATCATTATAGCATATTTCACGCGCGATTTCTTCATTTTTTCGAATATATTTTCGATTTTCTCAGCAAATCTAATTAACTAAAGACGAGGCGGCGCTTAGTCTGTTATGCCTACATATCCCAATATATCACTGCTTCTTGCTACCACTCACTCGCATCTGGTATAGTGGTCTCGAGGAGGTGGTTATCATGGCTCATCCACGCAAATCCGAAGAGGACAAGTACAAGAAAATGTCGATCAGCTTTGAACCGGAACAGCTTAAGCAGCTTATCTCATACTGCGAACGCGAGGAGCGTACCGCATCGTGGGTCATCCGCAAGGCTCTTTCCGATTGGCTTGAGAAACATGATTCATGATCCTTTTCCAATGCTACCGATACCATTCTATGTATTTCAGATGGTATCGGTAGTTATCTTTCGAAACCTTTTAGTTAACTATACAATATTGCCCATAGCATCAATCCAAGTCTTAGTCGATGGCTCTTTGCAATATACAATTTTATTCAGGTCAGTGTCATAATACTGTTGCATATAATTTGCCGCAAAGGTTTTTCGCAAATCCGTGGTTCCCATTTGCTTTTGTGCTGTATTTAACGTTCTGAAATTTTTCCCATGTCCTTCTGCCCAAAATGGGATAGTTACATTAGCGTTATTTTCGTTATTTTCAACTGAATATTCAATTCTACCAACCCAACCTCCGTCAGTCACTTCGGTCGCACCAACGATAGGAGTTCCAGTAATAAGTGGGTAGTATTCAATATTAAAACCTATAAAATCAACTTGGCATCTTCCCGCATTTCTGGAATCCGCATTTCCACTATCAAAAAACTTTGGAAGTGTTGCTTGATGTTCGTCGCAACAATTTATGATTGTTATTGGATGCACCTGTGCACCACTATGGGCATCCAAAGGATACTCTCCAAATGTATATGATGTATAGCAAAAACGTGCACCAAGTCTTTCGCAGATAACGTGTTCTCCACCAAGCTGAAATGCTACTCTAAATCCAGATGCGTATGTGTCATAGGCACCAATTATTGAACCATCAGACCAGCCAGCCCAACCGCGTAAGCCGATAAGACCTTCAACTGGAATATTATCTTGACCAAACCCTAAACAGGTTAGTGTACACGAATCAATAATTCCCCAATAACTGTGCTGATAATTTACCGCAATACATTTGTGTTTAGTGTTTGGCAATTCGATTTTTAAATGCCGAACATTAAATCCACATCCACCAACATATCCAGTTTCGGAACTGCCACCGCTAATAACTGATGGTGTTTCGTCATTTAACCCATCAAAAGCACTCTCATTTATGTGCAATACTGCGTTTTGTGGTTTACCTGTACTTTTGCCTGTGAGGGTGGCTCCAACACCAATTGCGTCCTTCTTTACACATATTGCTACTTTTTCAGTTTTTCCAGCCAAAAAGTAATCGCTGAATCCATCTATATAATAATCTCCGTCACATAATTCGACAGTTCCAATCTGTTTTTTCACACGATTGATAGCTTCGTTAATAACGATTTCGTCATGTGACCCAGTGCATATATAATCAGCTCTCAGCTTATCCCACTCGGATGAATTCGCAGCACATACAACAGTTTTTGATGTGTCGTTGCTTTTTTTTCTTTCAATTGCAATAAGATATTTATAACTTCCTCCCCCATTCGCCCACGTTGTGAAACCACCCCAGTCTTTTTCGGCAACATATTCCACATAACCATCCGTGAACTTGATACCTTTTGATTCTATATCTGCTGAACTTCTTTTTTCATTGCTTAAAAATAATGCAATGTTTCCGTCGTTAATTGAAGAATATCGCCATGTGTAGATTCTATCGCCTTTTCGGATATTGAACGGATGGAAATAAAAAAGTCCATCACCAGTGCCTTTTATTTCTGTACTACAAAATACAGAATTTTCATTTGTAATAGTATCTTCGTACAATTCGCGCCCATATTTCTTAACATCATGGTCAATTCTGTCTACATAACAAAACTCTGCTCCAAATATGTTTACAAACTCATTTTTCCCGTTTGAGTTGAAATACATAGAATAATTTTCGGGATTTCCATTAACTAATTTATATGACGAATTTCCACTTGGAAATACATATTTTTTATTTTTTTCCAAAGCATACCTAATGACAGACGAATTTTCATGCTGATAGAAAGGTTGTTCATTTGTATATAGTCCGTATCCTTTTATTTCTTCTCCATCACACTTTTTCGAGAGAAGATTACCGTTGCCGTGTGTCTTTTCAAGATTCTTTATTTGATTTAATATAGAAAAAAACTCAACCGAAAATGTTCCGCTGAGGGAATTCATTACTACATATGCGCTATTGTCAGGAATTTCAACTGGAACATTCGGCATTATCGCTTCATATTTAGCCGATATAAGCACTTTATTTTCATCAAAAAAAGCTATTGACGGAATTAAATCTTTGTAAAAATATAGATTCGTTCCCTTCACTTTTACATGAGTTTCTTTTATTGTGCCAATTATAGGCAAAAACAAACTACTCCATTGCTCAGATTTATGAAGTTCAAGTTTTTCAGAAATGTAATATCCATTACGTGATTCAATATTATTTTTTTGAGTATAAATAGTTTTGTCAGCGTTAGCTAATTCTTCCTTGAGCGAACTAACCTGCTCCGTCATTGCCGTGTAGTCGGCCGGCAGGCTTTTCTTGACTTCTTCTGCGTAGGCAGACAGATCTTTTTTCAGATGTAGCAGAATATCTGTCTGCTCACTCACCGGAATAGAAGAATCCACCTCTAACCCTTCGAGAACCTCCAGCGTGCCGAGCGTTGTAAAGAATCGCTGTTTCAGCACTGCATTTGTGGCAGAGAACAAATATACAACAAACTGCACATTTCCTTTATACTGAGTCACATCTGCGGCGAACTCCCACGAGAATACAATGCTATCTCCGGACACTGTGGCATCACTGACAGTATAGTAGTTGACCTGTCCATTGGCATTTCTGTAGTTAATCCGGATGTTCAGTTTCGAGAGATCGCGGCCATGATAGTATCGCGTCATTGTGAATCGTGCAATATTGACATTCAAATCTCCTTCTACACCAGCGACAACGCCCTTTTCCGGGATCGCGATTGTTCGAAGATGTTCATCGATACGGAACTGGAATTCCTCTTCCGTATCTGAAGCTGCCAGCGTCACAGGCTCTGCCGTTTCGTAGTCCGCCTCTGTTGCTTCGGCAAATAATTCGTCTGTTGTTTTAGCCATCCTGTCTCACCTCCACCCGTCCCGTTGGGATCCGGATTCCCTCTCTGCTCTGTCCGATTACATTGATATACCATTTATTGCCTGAAAGCACTTCCGCCGGCACCATACACTTATTATTTGATACTTTTATCGGCCAGCATGCGGCATCTGGAAGGTTCAGCCGACGGAACTCTGCCACCTTGGCCATCCCGTTCCATTCCTGATCGAACTCAAATTCCGCCTGCAGATATTCGCTCGATCCCGGAATAAGATTTGAAAAATCTCCTTCCTGCTCCAGCTTCTGCCCTTTCACCCGAAACTTTAATGTCCTCATAATATGAACCCCTTTCCTGTCCTAAGCTGTCCTTCTCCACATATAGCAGACAATATAAGGTGGCATAATATTTTTGTCGCCGCCTTCGTTCGATGTAAAGTTGTATCTTGCTGCTCCCGTCTTGGATGTTGGTAAATTCCACTCAACATGATCATTGTTTGTGTACACAACAGAACCATTCTTTCCTGACGTCATATCTCCAACGTCCTTACCTGTCGTGTCCATGTACATTTTATTGGAATCAACACCAACCGTCTGCGTATGATGGTGTCGTATATTTATTGTTTTTGTGCCTCCTGTTTTTCCGACCTCTGAGAAATCACTGTCATTGGCATCTGCTCCAACAAGCACACGGCCGGCAGCATATGCCTCCCATGTTCCCTTCCCGAAAGTTTTGCTTGGATTTTCTGGATTCGTAGTGATGTAGAGGCTTCCGATCGGATAAAAAAGATCTACCATCATTCCACCAAGCAATGACTTGAGTGTTTTCCACGTAAGTTTTTTATTCTTTCCGTCTTTATCCGGCGGATTAATCAGGAATAGCTCTCTGTCATCAACTGTATCTGTTTCTGTAAGATCGTAAGTATGTCTTCCCATAATCTCTCCTCCTTATTCTGGTATAAATTCCACGATATACAAATCCGTGGATACTCCTCCGCCTCCTGAGCCTCCTGATTTGTAGCGCAGAACATGATTCCAAGACGGATTGTAGTTGTAATAGCTCCGGACACAAATCTCCGTACCGGTCTGATCGCCTGTGGTGCCACCAACCACATCTCCATGTTCATTGATTGATGCATGGACAATCTGACCGTTCCCCAGGTACAGTGCCGTGTGATAACCGCTGCGCAGCAGCACGTCCCCACGTTTCAAACCATTTCCGGTACTTACATCAACAGATCCGATGACATCGTGAAATCCATTGGCCGTGAAGTCTGCCAGCATGGTGCTTGTCGTGCCGGAATATCCGCGGCTTGAAATCATATCAATGCCACCCTGCTTCCAGCCATGGTACTGGAAGGAACTGCAGTCGTAATCTGGTCCTTCTCTGGATGCCTGATCATAACCATGAGAATTGTCATTGGCTATCGCTACTTCCCAGCTGCAAACCTTCTCAATCACTGCGGCCGAGCCGTCATCCGTACTTCCGGAAAGATTGTTGTACCAATACCTTGCCTGTGTTTTTCGTGCAGGCTGTGCACTGCCGGCATGTTGTTCATAATTCAGCTCAAACAACTCGGCCAGAGTTTCCACCGATGCTGTAGATGTTGAAAACTGAGCGAAGGTCATCGTCGTTGTCACCTGCTGCCACTGGATGCTGTTTTCTTTCTCATATATGATGCGCTCCAGCTGCCCGTCGATGTCCCCGATCGCATATCCCCTGCCGATTGCCCAGCTGGTGTATTTGGTCGATGGCGTCCATTGAACAAGACCGTATCCAAGATCAACACGGCTGCTGTCCAAACCCTGCCAGATTCCCGGATTAATTGTAGACTCTGATTGCATATTTCCGAGCATCGCGCATACGGCCTCCTTGGTCCAGCCCCGTGCCATCAGATAATTGAGTATGTACTGCGCATTGCCTGTCATCTGTGCCACCGTAAGGTAAGCATTACTGCTGATTACTGCCATGATCTTCTCCTTTGTTTGTCAAAAACTGCCATTCTGCGAATTTCCACCGATTACGATTCCGTTTTTTAACGTCAAGAATGTTCCATTTGAGAACACGACTTTCCCAGACACTCCTGCCGATGATCCCATGCGGAACTTATCTGTCTGGACCGCGATTTCTCCATTCTTGCCATCCAGTGTGATGTACGCCTGTTTCTGTCCATTACCACTTATCGTGGCAACCCAATGGCTGCCATCGCTCTCGATCATTTGCATCAAGTAGATTTCACAGATCCGCGCTCCCTGTTTGTCCGTCACAACCATTTTTCCATTTTCCAGAGACACGGAAAATCCATCCACTTCATTTTTGCTGGTTACTCTTCCGTTGATCGCTGCTCCATTATTGTCCATCTGGCAGATTACGTTTCCACTCTGATCGAGAACCTTTACACTGCCGTTTCCGTTATCTTTTCCGCCGAATACAGCAGTTCCACCCTTGATCCAGTCGAAGTTCAGACCGATCACAGAAAGAATATTCAGCACTGCGTTTCCGTTCTTGTCTACGCCGGCATTCCAGGTCTTTCCGCCGTCCGTCGAAACAGCGATTGCATCAATGGTTCGTTTCCAGATTGTCGATGATTCTTCCAACCGCGGTTTATTGTGCATATAGAAGATCTTGCTGCCGTCTTCCTGCAATTCTTCGGTCTGATATGCACCGAATGCCGTTGTCATCAGATTCCACAGCTGTTTTTCCATCTTGTCGTAGTCTGATATCTCCCGGTCCGTATAATTCTGTGATTTGATGTAAGCTTTAGTTACTGCCGAAAACTGATCGCTCCGGTTCTTTTCCGGCGTCTCAGCCCCGCATGAAATACTCTGCGCCGCACCAATCGCAAAGGTAGTATTCGTAATATAGGTATAATACTTTTCACCTTTTCTAGTTGTCACGCAGGCAGCATCTCCGGCTTCAATGGATGGATCGCTCGGAATACTCGAAGAGATAGTCCGAAACTGCATACCATATAATTTGCTGTACAGATAAGCTGCAATCTCTTTCGCCTGCTCTTCTCTCTGGATCAGGTCGTTGTCCTCAATTACAAGGCTGTAATCTGTATCTCCACATAAATACGTTGTCTGATCATACAACACACCCGCGCCTGTGATCTTAATGTCCTGTTCTCCAGCTGTCAGACTGTATTTTTCCGGGATCTGATGACAGTAATAGGCATCATCCTCGATGGTATTATTCAGCATTTCTTCTCTGGACACCGTGTCCCATAAGAGGATTTCATCATCGGCATCCAACAAAATCGGCTCATCCTTCTCATCCAGAAGCACCTGCTCTTCAAGATCATCACCATACCAGGACAATTCCAGCTCTCCGTCTGCGTTGCACCGGGCATATTTACAGCAGATCTGCGCCGCCATGGAAATCACATCGCGGTACGTTAGAGCATCGCTTTCTGGCCGCGTGTTTATAACGTAGTCATCGTTATCCCACCTCTTGGATGCAAGTATGACGCCGCAGCTCCGGCAGGCGTCCTGCACAATCTGGCGGATCGTTGCCGGATAGGTAAGCGTACTGTCATACTTTTTATCGAAGCGAGCCATATTATCATAAGCTTCCAGCCGCAGGCCTGCTCCCTGGCGCGTTGCATTGGATATCGTATACGTGCCCTTTCGCAGCAGCTCCGGCCCCTCCTCCAGGTCGATCGAGACAATGGCAGCGACCGATGCCCCTTCCAGCGTTATGCTGTCGTACTGCCCGTCCTGATTATTCAGCGTAGTCGTCCATTTTCCGATAATGGCAGCGCCGATGTCAAAACTATTCGTCGAAGATGTTGCATCTGAGATGCTGTAGGACAATATCTTCCCATTATCAAGCTGCAGTTCCGTCCCATCTGCCAATATGATTTTATCGGCTACTTCCATATATCGGTTTTCACTCTGCAGCTTTTTTCTGCATTCTTTACTTGTTTTGATCATAGTTACCTCTGTACAATATCAACGCTGACGCTTTTATAGTAATACACACCGGAGATCTCCCCTGCATGCTCCTTAGACAGTGTACCGCGGTACGTTGTCAAGGTGTGATCACTTCCGGCATCGTGGAATGTAAGCGGAAAGAACCCGATTACCAGGCTGTTTTTCAGCAATTTTACTTCACCTTCTGTCAACCATTCCCATTTCAGACCGATCGTCTTCTTTTCAGCAATCGCCTCTCCGACCATCGTTCCGTTCAGCGTCCGCCCCGTGTCCTCTGACCAGATGATTTCATCGTTTACGGTCATCGAAGTCGGGGCAGGAAGGTTTGTTTTTCCTGCCCTCAGTAACATATCTCTCCTCCTAATTAATCTGCACCGTGTTATATCTCCGGTCCATCTCCTGCTGTACCTTCTGCTGAGCTCTGGCAAGCGTTTCTCCATCGATCGAGAACCCAAGTGCAGACAGTGCTGCAACAATCCGAAGCACGGCGGAATTCACAATGCTTTCCAGTTCCGCTTTCGTTACACTGCCGCCACTGGCTTTGCTTACTGCCAAGTCCACCATCTTCTGCAACTTATCCTCCGGCGCTACAATCTCTCCATAACGCTTGTTATCTCCTATTACAGCAAGGCGCGGCGTATTCCGTGCCACATAGCCTCCGTCTGCCAGATACGGGATTCTGGCGATGGATGCGGTCGGAATCTGAAAGCCCAGCTTCTTGCCGCCAACTCCCGGCACCCAGCTTGGAATTTTGACATTCAGCTTGTTCAAGGCCTTGGATGCAAAATTGACAGTTTTCTCAACTGCGGTCAGCATCTGATTCAGCATGCCAATCAAACCATTCACTGGAATTTTTAATGCATCTAAAAACTTTCCAGCAAATACATTCTTCAGGAAAGATGTCAGCCCCTGAAAAATATTCTTCACTGTCTCTATTTTTCCGGAAGCTATATCACAGAACCAATTCAGCACATTTCCAATAGCTCCGAATCTTTCTGTCCAATCCGTTTCAAATTTTGATTTCATCCAATCTTTTAAAGCGCTAAATTTTGACACAATCCAATCGTGTAGCTGACCACATTTTTCTTTGACCGTGTCCCAATTCTTCCATAAAAGCACTCCACCAGCCACCAAAGCAGCAATTGCCAAGCATGCCAAACCTATTGGTGACGTTAAAAATGCAACCGCTGCGCCAAAAGCTGTTGTTGCTGCCGTTGCAATTGCACAAATTGCGTTCCAAGCTACAGTCGCCGCTGTCATTGCAATTTGTGCTGCCGTATTTTTCACTTTCGCCGCTGTGTTTACTATCCAGGCAAGTGCCTGTTTTCCAATTGCAATAATGCTCTGCCCAATTCCAACGACAAAATCTTTGGCATACATCCCCGTAAGGATTGCCGTTTCAGCCGCATCTTTTATTTTTGCAAGTTTTGCTCCGATCAGGGCCGTTTCGATAAGTTTAAGTGCACCAACTACGCCGCCTGCCTGCTGAATGAAAGATAATAACTCGATTACCTTCCATGCACCAAAGAACATCCCGATTGCAACAGTCATAGACTGTATAATGCCTGGATTTTTCGCACACCAATCTGAAAAGACCCGTAATCCTTTATTGATTCCGTCCCACAGAGTCAGGAAAGCACCACCCGTCCATTGTGCAATAGGCTGCAACACATTATCCCAAAACCACTCGAACAGCGGCTGTAACGCCACTAGGACAGTATTTAGAAGCTGTATTGCAATGGACAATGTCTCCAGGAATCGCGGAACAATCTCATTTGCTGTCCACGTTCCAAGTGGAACAAGAACCTGCTCCCAGAACCACAGAAGGCCCTCTCCAACATTGATTGCGAATGGGGCCAGTGCATCCCACAGCTTAACCAACGCACTGTTGATTTTGGGAAAATCCGTTTTCATCAGCCCATCATTTAGGGCATCGATAAACCGCGGTATTCCCGTTCCCAGCGTCCATTTTCCTACCGGGACGAGAAAATGCTGATAAAAATCTTTCAGCGACTGACCGGAAAAGTTTCCGAGTCTTGCAAGTCCCTCATTCCAGAGCCGCTTGACCGACCGCAGCGCGGGTTCTGACAGTTTTGTGATGTTGCCAAACATGTCCGCAAACTTTTTGTTTACGTCATCAATAACTGTCTCCCCACTGGCAAGTGATCCAAAATCAATACTGCCAGCAATATTGTTCGGGACAGAAGAACTCTGTGAATCAGAGGTGCTGCTGTCTTTGCTGACCTTATTAATTTTGTCGAATCCCATCAGGGATTTCATATCTTTGGCCGCTTGTTTCGCTGCATCTCCCACGCCAGAAGTACTGTCTGCGAGCTGATCCGCAGCGCTCGAAGCATCCGTCAGACCGGCAGCCGCACTGGCAGCATCCGCCCCAACTGCTCCGACACCTGACTGCCCTGATGACTTATTTCCGGTAATCAGCTCCGTGAAACTCTTGAAAGCATCCGCCAGCGTAACCAGCCGACCGATCAGCGTATTGATCATACGCAGGACCGGCAGAAAAACATTGATCAGTCCCTGACCAATACTTGCTTTTAAGGACTGGAACTGCAGGGACAGGATTCGAACCTGGTTCGCCCAGGACTGGGACGTCCGTGAGAAATCCCCGGTTGCTGCAGAAAGCTGTTTCTGAACAAAGGAATACCTCAACGCCACCTTTTCGGCTTCCGACATCTGATCTGTCGTTTTGCCGAACCCATTGGCCAACGCATAAGAATCCAGCGCTGTCTGGGTCATGACAACACCAAGATCTTTTAAGGACTCTGTTTCGCCTGTAAAGACTGACTTAATCTTTGTGTAGGCTTCGTCCTGGCTGAGATTATAAAAAGATGCCACATCTCCGGCCAGACCGGTCAGTGTAGCACCCATATCCAGCGCCTGCTTCTCGGAAAAGCCAAATGCTTTTGCCATCGCCCCGAAAGTACCCGTGTACTTCTTGGCCATTGTCTCTGACAGACCAAAGCTTCCGGCAGCCGATTTTGCGAATTTATCTACCTGCTCCGCCATAGACGGGAAGGTAACATCAACCACGTTCTGCACCTCAGCCAAGTTGGAACCCAGCTCAATACAGGACTTGGAAAAATCAATTAATTTTTTTACGCCGAAAGCGGCTGCAAGAGTCGCCCCGGCTTTTTTCGCCAGTCCGTTGATCCCGGCCATCTGGCTCTTAAACTGATTATGATTTACAACAAGATCCAGACCGATCTCGCCAATTGTAGTTGCCACTTATACCACCTTCCTCTTTTCGAGGACATCGGCACAGTGGCACTACTTGTCCTGGTTGATTTTTATTTCAAATTCTTTTTTGCAATGACGCGCCTGGCATTTCAAAAACACCCCCTGGCATCTTGCATCTGGAACATACTGCACTTTCTGCTCATGTCCACAATACGGACACTTTATTTTCTTTTTCTCAATAGTTTTTTCCTCCTACGATTTTCTATCAAACAATTTTCAAGCCTGCCATACTAAGAAACATATTCTTGATTCCATCCATCGCCATGTCCATTTCTTCTTTCGACACGGTTTTTGCAAGGTCTCTGGCATGCTTTCTTCTCCATGCATTCCGGATTCTGTGCTGTTCTGGAGTAAAATTTTCCAGAATTTCCTTCTGATCTTCCGCCCGGATCTCTACCACACGGCCAAGTGCAGTATCCGGCCCGATGCCGATCAGAAGATCCCGGAATTCATCCCACTTCATTCCCTGTGGAAGTTCTTTGGACAATCGGAGCCCGTACTGTGACTGAAACGATGATACGATCAGGTCAAAATCATCGATCAGGTCATAGTACGGGTCACTGCTCTCCCGGTGAATCTTCTCCCATAACCAGATTCATTGCTTCCTGTACGATAATCATCAAAGATTTCGCAGAAAGTTTTTTTCCATCCTTTTTCATCGCACACAGCTGCTCTACTGCTTCCGGATCAAAAAGAAGACCCATCATTTCTGTCACAGTATTGATATCAGCCTCATCCTTGTCTTTAAAGGTTCCCATCAGTCGGAGAACTGTTTCTGCATCCGCATGCACCTCAACAGTCATATCTCCGATCTGCAGAGCCGGATTTTCCTCAAAATTTAATTTATCGGTGATATTTACAACTTTACTCATCGTTTTCCTCCTTATAATGCCGGTGTTACCGTTGGTTTTCCGTTGCTGATAACGTCAAATTCCAGCGGTGCTACATTGGTAGAGTCACCACCGCCCATATTTTTGACGTCAAAAATCGCGCTGTTCCATGCAACCGAAGTTCCGTCCGGGAATTCCCACTCGAAATATCCTTCGGCTTCATGGCCATTTTTGAACAGTTTATCAGCCACAAAATCATTTCCCGTGTCTCCAATGTTTCTCTTTCCGGCCAAGGAAATGGTCATCGCTTTTGCGGTCATCAACGCCCGCTGCCATCCTTCTGTATCCATTGGAGTCCATGTTTCCACCCCGTTTGATACGGACACAGAAAACTGCTCCATATCGGCAATTATGGTTGCGTTCTCTTTTGCGGCGCCAACCTTAAACTTGTTATCCAGAACCGGATATACATTTGTTGTTTTTCCCATGCTTCTTATCCTTTCTTATAAATCACGGCCGCTTCGATGACCATTTCGCAGATACCGTTATCGTCTTTTCCGATGTCCTGCAGATCATACAGCGGCTGAATAAATTGTATGGTTTCCTGATTGATTTTACTGCCCCTCACTTTACAGAGCCTGTCAAATAAGGCCGTGGCTGCCTTTTCTGTCTCACGCAAAGATTTATTCCAGTGTATAAGGAAAGTAACATATTTCTGCCCATATCCGGAAGCACCGCCCAGCGCAGTGTGGTACACCTGTTGGTGCTTGCTGTTATACACGCCAATGGACTTCTCATCCTTCTCAGGGAGATCTCCCATGTATACATGATCTGCAATCGCAAGAGATTCCGCAAAGTCACATACGTCTACCAGTGTCATAATCGTGCACACCTCCTGTATAGCCGTTTAAACGCTTCTGCACAAAAATCCGCATTCTTTCCGCCCGGAAGCCAATCTTCATACCATTCACCGCGGGCATTTGGATTTTCGTCTTTCTTGAAATGGTATTCTGGATGGAAATACAAACGTCTGGCATATGGTGCTGTAGATGCAAGCGTTACGACTCCCTGATGACTTTGCGTACAGTCCAAAAACATGCTTTCGTTCTGCAGATTACCGGTATTCCTTGGAATCACCTGCGCCTGCACCACTTCTGTGTGCAGCGCCTCTGCAGTCATCTCCATTGCTTTGACCTGTGCATCCGTCAGCATCTGAATTTTTCCAAAATCCAATTTTACATTCGAATTGACTTTGATCATATCAGCAACACCTCCGTGTAATTAACTGTCCCATCCGGATTTCTGGCTTTCCGCCCCTGTAGAATTCTTCGTTTCATTCCGAATACTTCTGCCGATCCGCCGTAGATTGCCGGCAGTTCCGGGCAGATGTCCCCCGGAAAGAGGGCGGTGCCGGAGATCTGCACCAGCTTTCGTTCGAACGTCATCACGCTTTTGGCGCTGTCCTGGTAATTACAATTGCCATCGTACTCCACCGCCGGAAGCGGATCTCCATATTTTGTTGTACCCTCTCTGTCCATGCTCAGATTGATCTTGGTCTTACAAAGTGATTTTGGCACCAAACATGGATATTTCATTTCATCACCTACCTCAGTACCTGGCAGCACAATCCAGTCTGGCACAGCATTGCGTACACATCCCGGCGCATGGCCACGCCCTTTGTGGAAAATACATTCCACGTATTCTCCGCAAACTGCACGGATACGCCGTTAATACTGTAACTTGAAAGCACCGAATTGATTTCGTCGCGGTACTCATACTCAAATTCCGCCTGCTGGCAGATTACCTCCCGGATCAGATCCTGCTGATACGCCGTAAGATTAGAAAATCCCCGGCCTACAATCCGATTGTAGGTCAGGGAATCAATATGGCGGGATGCCTGACGGAGATACCAGACAAGCTCTGCATCCTCCTCGAAAGCGCCGTCCTGATAAGTATCTCGGTAGTATTCCGGGCTTACGTACGGTTCATAGCTCATGGTGTCACCCTTTCGCTTTTTTCGCGGGTTTCACCGGCTCCGGAACAGGCTCTTCCATTGTTTCTGCCACCGGCTCTTCTGGTTCCAGCAGCTCTTCTGGCTCCAACAGCTCCTCTGGTTCTGGTGCAACCGGTTTTTCTACCTCATATCCGTGTTTTTCAAACCATTCCAGCAGATACGGATCATCTGTTTCACCCTGGCCTTTGCAGAAAGGAACCGACGCCGTTACGCCGGTATAGGATTTGTTCGGACTGTATACCTTCATACTCTTTTTACCTCCATCATTTTACTTTGATTTTCCGGAATACACCGGCGGCTCTGGATGATTTCAGTGCAATTGCTGCATTCATCTCGACCTCGCCTTTTTTGACTGCTCCTGCGGTCGAAAAATCTGGAAGCCAGACCTGCACCGGTGCAACACCGGCAAAAGAAACCGCATGCAGACCATCCATTGCCAAACGTCCAACATACAGAGAGGTGGTTCCATCTGTTCCATCGATCTTAACTACTTCATCGTTGGTTCCCGGTTTCGTTTTGAAATCTACAAACGGGATATCCCCATAATGCTCTACCTGTCTTCCCCAATTATCTGTTGACACCTGGTACATACCAGCACGTCTTGCGCAAGCGCGGATCTTGGAGATCAGCTTGTTATTTCCGCCAATAAACGACGGTGTTCCATCCAGACCACCCAGAAACTCATCCAGCGCATCAATAAAATAATGATAATTTTTTGTGACCAGGTCAGACGTTGAAAGATCAATCACTTTTTCGGTGTTGTACTCTGTAGAACTTCCTGTCAGTGCCTTGTCCAGACCGTCAAAGCATTTGGTATTGACGCCGACATCACCATTGATAAATGTATCGTTGAACAGAGCCTGCGCTGCTTTGATTTTCTGCGCCTGCTGCAGCTCTACCTCTCCTACGATACCACCAAAATTAGCAATGACACGGTCGATCTCATAAGAACCACCGAATACCTTAATGTCTACGGTATGTCTCTCCTTGGTAACCTCCGACGGTGTATACTCTGTATTGATTTCACGAAATTCTGCTGTTGGCTGTGTTTTCAGTCGTGTATAGCTGTAGGTCGGTGTTGCACCGCCTCCGGTCGGGGATACCGCATCATCAAACGGAATGTGCTCCAGAATCCAGTTAGATTTCTGGAACTCGTCGATGACGCCCATCTGCAGGTCATCCTGCACATTTTTCTTTGCTTCTTCCAGTGTGATTGCCATACTTATTCACCCTTTCCTTCGTTCAGATTTAATCTTGCCGCGATGGCATCCTTCATGGATGCATGGCCGTCTTCTTTCGGCTGGCCGCCCTGCTCTTTGGGTCCGAGAGGGAAGAATCCCTTTTTCTGCGCCGGTTTTGATTCCTGTTTAAACAGAAATGGCTTGGATTCTTTCAGGGATTTTACCTGTTCCTCCAGACCGGTTACTTTTCCATCCTCGCCGAGGATCAGCTTCGAGCGGTCCATAAGTCCTGCAACCAGGTCGCTGTCCTGCGCAGATGCGGAAATCGCCATTTTGATAGCATTGGTTACTTTCAGATCATCCAGCTCTTTTTTGTGTTCTTTGTCCTTGTTGGCGTTCTGCTCCTGAAGGTCCGCGATCTGCTTCTTCAGATACTCATTATCACCGGCAGCCGTCTTTAAAGACTCCATCTGTGTTTTATAGTCTCCCACCGTGGTTTCCAGCTGTTTCTTCTGCTGCTCCATCGTGTCATAGTCCGCTTTCGGCACATAGCCCTCAAGCTCCTTTTTCGACTCATCCGCGGCTTTTTTCGCAAGGCTCTTTTCAATGCCAAGTGCCTCAAACTGTTCCTGTGTCATTTTTTTGCTCCTTTCCGGTAGTTTTCTGCCATTCCGGGCATAAAAATAAGACGCCTAACCCTGCGTCTCATCGGGAGATTTTGGATCACCGCCTTTCTCCTGTTCTGTAATCTGTACAACGCCTACAGCGGCCAGATACTGTGCTCTGGCCGGCGGAAGGTTCAGTTTTTCGCCAACCGTCCGAAGCACCAGGTCATTTTCAATATCCTTGAATTCTCGTGTTACCGTTACTCGCATCCCTCTCACCTCCCTTCGTTGCGCCGGCGCAATTAATCTTCGTGGGTAACTTTTACGCCCCACTCCGGAAGAAAATTGATTTCATAATGGTATTTATCTACATCAGCACCGGAAATGTCCTCAACGACGTACATCGTATAATCATTGAGGTACACAAGATCTTTCTGGTATTTTCCTTCCGCTGTCTCGATGATGACTTCCAGCTCATTCTCCGAGTTATTCTGCACGGAAAATGTTCCTGTCAGCTCCAGCAGGATCGTGTCGGTTCTGGCATTTAGCACTGTGAGTTTACGGGTTACATTGAAATTGTCTGCTTCCTGTGAAATATTGTTGCTGACTTTATACGCCTCGGTGCATCCGGTAAGAGATGCGCATACCAACACGAGCGCTGTCAATAATGCCATTACTTTCTTTTTCATTCCATATCCTCCTACATTTTAAAACAGATATTCTGGAATTTTTTGTATGCATCAAAATACAATTCCGCTTTATCTCCGTTGTATGTCAGCTCATAATACATTCCATCCGGAACTGTAGTGCTGAGCAGAGCTTTCTGATTCTGCAGTGTTTTGCATGACCAGACCACATAAACGTCATTAACAGTAATCTGTTTCTGATCCGTTTTGTCCATATGCTGATTTGTGTATTCAGCCACCTTTTCCTTGCAAATTCTCAGGAACTCTTCATTTCCCATATTATTTTTCCTTTCTCTCTCTTGAAAACGGGTACAAAAATACCACCGGCCTCTCGGCTGGTGGTATTAAATCATATTTGCCGCAGTGCCTACAATTCCTTTTGCCAGGTCTGCCGCCTTTTTCATCAGACTGTTTTCTTCCAGATATTCTAATCCCTTTAAGGTCAATTCTGGTCTGCTCAACGCTACACGCGGATATCCACAATCCATAGCGTTCCATGTTTCTCCGCCGGTTATATAGCCCTCTTGGAACAGAAAGTCCTAATGCCTCCGCTGAAATGCTGTTCCGGTCAAATTCTTCGAGATCCATCGAATTCTGCAGGATTCGAAGAATTTTATAGATTATTCGAAAATCATCCATATTCAGATGCGTCCCTCTTTTTTCAGTTTTTCAATTTCCTCTTCTGTCAATTTACGAGGTTTGAATTCTTCATTTTCCCATGCTTTTTCTCGATCTTTTAACGCTTTTTCATATTCCTTGTCCGTCATGGTATCGCCTCCAATTCAATAGATGTTCCTTTCTTTGAGATTACTCTATATAGACAGTCTTTGTCAATAAGTAATTCTCGTTGACTCTTAAATTTGCTTAAGTTCTCTATGTATGCCGCTCGCACACCTTTGGCAGCATATATTGTTATATTGTATTTGGCTTTAAAAGCACCTGACGAAACGACTGATGTACTTGTAAACTGATTTAAGCATAAAATATCTCCTGCAACGCAACCAGGAATAGGATCAACCATCAAATTTCTATAACAAACCACATCGTGTTCAAGTTTGCCTTTTTTCAATGCTGTTGATATTGTATCGGCATATTCCCGAAGCATTTCATTTTCTGGAGCATCTCCTCGAAGCATCCTGTTCAAGCGTTCAAAAAATCTCTCCGGCCTCTGATCGCCAGAATTGTATGTATATTTCTCAATTGCATGCTTTTCTTTTCTAGATAAGCTCTCAATCCAACCCTGAGACTCTTCCCGAAGGAGTTCAACAACCTGCTCCTGTGGGACCGCCTGAAAGTTTGCCAGCTGTCGCTTTGCTTCTGCATATTCCTTCCGATCCATGCCGCCTGTTCGAAATCTGACATTTCTCCATTCTTTTCGTTTTGCTTCATATTTCTGCTGATTCTCCGGATCCAACGAAAAGTCCGCCAGTCGGCCGAAGCGCTTTTCCTGCCGCTCCGCGTACTGCTGTCTGGCTACCTGTTGGTTCTTCTCTGCCAGCTCATTCAGTTCCTCTTTGGTGTATTTTCCATCCGGCGGAGTGCTGATTCCTTCGAAGTATGTCGTATGGCTATCTCGACACCGTGGGTGATAAAGCCCCGCAGCGATCGCAGTGCTCATCAGAGGGTATTTGATGCCGGTTGTTGCGGATTTTCCTGTTTTGGAGCCGCCGCTCCATACATCATCGATCAGAACCTTGCCAACCCACGGCAGACACAACGGGCACGGATTTCCACGTTTATTCATGATGACGGTATCAACGCCCCATTCCTGCCGCTTCTGTCCCTCCCCTTGCAAGTACGCCCGCTTGCTTGCCGTCCGGATCGCCATATCTGCGTAATCTGCCAGCGTGTGGCGCGCTCCGTTACTGTATTCGATACAATTTATGCCAGCTGAGAGAAAATCCCTGGTAGCCATGTCTACGGCCTTCTCATAGGTCCCTGCTCCCGTATTGGCATATACCTGCGCATTGTAAATAATTTTTCGATACTGATCATTGGTCATTCTCAGGATGGCTGTTTCTGCCTTCTGCATATCCTGCATCGTTGCTTCGATCAGCGCATCCAGTTTCCGGTCATTAACCCGGAAGAACTCAGCTGCAGCACCCGCCTTCATCTTCTTGGCCTGAAAGCCTTTTTGAATCGCTTTCAGGATCTGGATCTCCTGATCCATCTCTCCCTCATCCTTTGCCGCGCGGATCAGTGCTTCGATCTGTGCATTGATATCCTTGAATTTCTGGCTATACTTTGCCTGATTCTTTTTCTTGTACTGCTCCAGAGATTTCAACATCTCTGTCTGCCACATGGTCCACTGCTTATCTTCATCGACCTCTTCCACCTTATGACGCTGCATATTACGGATCATGGATGCCATCAGCTCATTTTCTATCGCCTCGAAGGCAGCTCCGATGTCATAATCAAGATTTTTCTTTGCCATTCGCATGTACCCGATATCCCTGCTGTTTATAAGCACGGATCATCTCTTTCAGTTTTGTCATGCTTTCACACCGATCACATCTGAGTTCCGCATAATCATTTTTTTCTACCGCATACACGCCAAAAGGAACCTGCTCCGCGGCAACTTTAAGAAGACCCTGATACTCCTTTCGATTCATCCGATACATTCGGTTGTTTACCCTTACTTTCATCTGCATCTCCTTCGTTTACGTGAAAATCGCCGGCATCCAGACGGATATCCGGCACATCTACTGCTACAATGCCCTGCTCTTCTTTCAGGCGCTGCACCTCTTCCTGTTTCTGAGCATCAGTCCAGGTATCTCCATACAGCTGATCCACTGATGTTTCCAGACTCATGATTCCGTACTGTTTGGCCTTACCGACCGTATCCACCGTGGTATCGAAGTCTGGGGATGCATATTCTCCAAACTTTACCGCTACCTCGTATTTTCCCGGCTCTTTCCCCTGCATGAGATCACAGCACTGCAAAATCCGTTCGAACAGCTCCGGAAGAACTTCATTCAGGGCATCGACGATCTTATTTCGCACATGTAGTGTAACTTTTTCTTTTTCCCTCTGTGCTTCTGCATTATCTGTCTTTTTCAGATCAATGCCCAGCGTCGCCGGAGACATTACGCCCTGCAGAACCATGTCAAGAAAACTGCTGTAACTACTTACGTATGCCTCATAAGAAATCTGCGGCTGAGAAATTTCCACCTGCTGGTTGGCTTTCTCGCTCATATTGTCGCCGATTGCAATAAAATCATTGTCAAATGGGTTTGCCGGCAGAAGCTCTCCTGTGGTCTGATCTCTCGGAATCAGATTGTCCGGAATATATCGCTTGATTCTGCCCATGCGAATAGCATCGATCCACTGGCTGATTACCTCATCCAGTCCATCCAGAACATCTGTCTTTCCTTCGAACAGTGCTTTTCCTCGCTTCTGCTTCTTATATTTCGTGGAATTCAGGAATTTCATCGGCACTGCCAGCATCAGGTCGCCAGAAATCCCAAAGTCGATCAGATGAGCCGTTTCCGGAAACATCTGCAGCGGCATCTCTTTTCCGGCATCGTCATACATCTTGTATAACACATATCCAAAACCATACGTCTCTTCCAGTCGGAATTCTTTTTCATTCTGCCAGTAACTGGTATAGAATTTTACTTCTTTCAGCGTCGCATGCTCGTATACATAGTCCACATCCTCTGCATCGTAAAATTCAACGATCGGGTACTCACTGCACTGATCAGCCGTAATCTTGAAGGCACCGTCTCCGGATGCCAGCACGTCGCTGATCGCTTCTCCCAGTACATCGTTGAGCTTGCTTTTTTTGTACAGATCCGCCCACACAGTATCCAGATCCTCGTTGTCAAATTCGACACCATCGAGATCCGCAAGAACAATGTCTCTATACCGGTCAATGACCATCTGTACAATGCCGCTGTGAATCTTCCGGACGCTTCCGGATGCATGTGCGGCCCAGAACCGCGCCTTCTCCACATCCCACTTTGCTGTTTTCTGAAAGAACTGCTCCAGTTCCGCACTGTCTCCGTGATACCAGATCTTGTTCCGGATCACATTCTCCCGGAAGGAATGCGGCTCTATGATCGTTATTCTTTTTTCGCTCGCCGGTATAATCCGAAACAACCGGGCGATAAAACTCTGCACTCTGTTCATTCCTTACCTCTTTTTGCTCTATAAATTTTATCCTGATACGGGATCCAACCGTACTGCACGGAGTTTACCATGTGGTCATGGCCGTCTTCCGGCGTATTATCTTTTTCTTCCTGCCAGCTGTAGGTTTCCAGTTCTCCAATGTAGTTGGTGCAATGATCTAATACAAAAAAGCAGGGTTCTATCCCTGCCTGCTCATCATAGGCCATCCAGCCCAGCTGTGCATTGATACGGTCTATGATCTCCATTTTCTTCCATGCATCATTCAACGTGTACACGCATCCATTCCGGCGCTTGTATTTGTTCCACTCCTGCATGGTTGCCTGATCGGCGTTGTCCAGGAACGCATTTCTTGACAGTCCCCATTCTTTCCGGTTCCGATCCAGAAAGTCAATCAGATTCTGCACCGTGTCAGACGGAGCAAGTGGCACCCCGATCTCAGCGTTGTTGTACACCTTCTCATCCAGGACAATGCATTTTCCCTTATTCGTGATGCCCAGGAAGGATATTGCGATCGTATCCGGAGATTTCTGCGAGTAGGCCGTATCGACCGCCGCTGAAAAGTACATGAAAAATTCTGGCTTCTTGGGCTGATTTCCTGTACTCTGGATGAATCGTTTGGCCCATTCCTTTGTCTTCACATGATGTCTTCTGTCAAAATTACTGAATACTAAGCCCGTCGCTTTTCCTCGCAGGCCCATGATCTTATTTTTCCAGATTTTCGTACCTTTCGGCGTGTTCTGGATGATCTGGAGCTTCTTTTCTTCCGGAAGCCCGGCATTATCGTCAAAAGAAAAGAACCAATGGACCCAGCCGGGTTTTGGTTCTTCTTTCAACTCGTTTTTAATTTCCTGCGGTGTGTCCTGCTCCCACTCTGGAAGAGGACGGCTGCAGTTGATATACTCTTTGTACACTGGAAGCGTCGGATCATCCGGGTTAAGTGTTGCCATCAGATAATCACATCGCATGGACGATTCACGCACGAAATCGATGTCTGCAGTGTTGACCTCATCGATGTACAGGCAGCCATACTGACCGCCCAGAGCATCTTTCCATTTTCTTTTGTTTCCATAGCCGACAACAAAGATAATTTTATCGCCGCCGGATGTGTGGAGCAGGATATGCGGCATCTTATACTCGCCGGATCCATTGCCTTTGTACTCCACCAGTTGTCCGAAGTCATCAAGGATTCCAAGATCCTTCTGGATGATATTCTTCTCAGCCGCGCCAGTATCATCCGCTGCCAAAATATGCAGCTTTTTCTTCGACTCGGCTACCTTGAGGATGAATTTGAACAGCCCAACCGTCGTTTTTCCGGCCGCGGTCGTTCCTTCCAGAAACTCCGCCGGAGCATCGCACTGCAGGAACGCCTTGTACTTGTCCGACAGTACTAAACGCTCACTGCTCACTATCCATCACCTCGCATCTGCCGGATCAGATCATCCAGCTTGCTCTGTTCTGTCTCCAGTGCTCCGGATACCTGCAAATCCTGTTTATCTCTCCATTTATCCGGCCGCCGGTTCTTCAGCCAGAAGATCTGCGCCGTTGTGTCTGGGATGACTTCTTTCGTCACTCGCTTTGTTTCGATGCCGTTTTCCATTGTGACCTCATCGTAGTGATAGCCCAAGGCTCTTTTCAACAATGCATTCTCTACCTGACGGTCAACAACTTCTTTTCCCTTTTTTAGGGTGTTAGAAATGTTAGAATACTTTTTACACCACGCATACAATGTTTCTCTTCGAATTCCCATATTTCCGGCAATCTGTTCATCCGTCAGCCCATCTCTGGCCCACCCTTCAAGCTGCAGCAAGCCCTCCGGCGTCAGCCAATATTCATATTTTCCCTTCGCCATCCAGCTCACCGCCTCTCATTCGTTTCGTTTTTGAAATGTCTATTAATTCTCTTTTAGGTTTTCATTTATTTCTTCTATATCTTGCTCAATTACGAATATTAATCTATTCATTCTACTTATCAAGGCTGCAAAAACGCAGCAGGAAAAGATCATTATTGTGGGCATAAATTTTTCCATCTGCGATTCACTTGATAATGCCCATAATGCCAATTGAACTGGCAGAAATATTGTTATAAAAATTTCCTTTTCTGATTCTATTTTTGCTTTCCTTCTCTTGCATTTTTTAAGAATTGTAATTAATTCATTATTTCCCAATTTAATGCATCCTCCTTTTTTTCATCATACTACAAAACGCCCTGCATTTCTACAGGGCGTTTTGAAAAGTATATGGGGGATGATCTCCAGTCAATGGAGAGTTGGAACGATGGGACTTGAACCCATGACCGTTCGGATATAAGCCGAAAGCTCTTCCAACTGAGCTACGTTCCAATAGGTGCAGGGTACCAATCTGCGCCGTGCATCATTCGATTACTCGGACATTTTCCGCGGGCTGATGCCGCCCAATCAGCGGCCAGGCTGTGACACCTGACCGCCGCTCAAAATACATCTAAGGAGTTTTGCAAGAAAGTGTAGGAAATGTTGATCCCTTATCCATTCTCTGGCCCTTACACTATACCATAGGTGCGATAGGAAAAAAAAGGAACTCTTTTTATGTTTCAAAATGAGCAAGCGCCTTCCCGTGAATCTTCGTAATGTTTCGAAGGCTGTACCCCATTCTCTCTGCGATCTGCTCCCACTTCATCCAGCGAATGTACCGCAGCCTCAAGACCGTTTTTTCGGTTTCGTCTCGCATTGCCTCAATCCGCTGCGTAATTTCTCGCCGGATTCTGATCCGCTGCTCCATCTTATCTTTCAACTCTGTCAGCAGCTCATCAAGTTGTGCGGCATACTCTGAAAGATCCATGCAACTGCTCCCATGCGGCATCCCGTCTTGGATCAGCGCCGGAAACATTTTATTCATCCGCAGATCATCGATCTCTTCCCGAATCTCTTTTTCTGCCAATTCTGCCGCATGGTATCTTTTTAAATATGCTTTTTTTCTGTCATTCTCTTCTTTGTACTGCTCCATCGGTTTCACCTCCCTGTGTATTTTCATATTAGCTGTCATTTACTTTTTCACAAGATCATAGTATTTTGAATCATCAGCATTGCCAGAATAAAATCCAGCATTCCTAAGATCTGATCTTCTTTTGACGGGATGTACGTCTTATTTCCGTCACGATCTTCAATCGTCACTGTTCTTTTTAAACCCAAATACACTTCTACTACTGCCAAAATTATGGTGTGAGCCTTTGAACTGCTTCTTCCACCTCTCCCGGATCCAGCCCAGTCTCTTCGTAATCTTTCAATTTTGCAAGGGCTCCATAGATTTTTTGACTCATATCCTTGGTAATCACATGACCTTCCTGCAGCTGCTCCCAGCTTACACCTCTCAGGTGCCATAATCCTCTTTCACTTTTTTCCGTTAGTCTTACCATGCTTCTCACTCCATTCTCTTAAGTATTCCATCTGTTCTTCATCCTCCCGCGGATCCTTTGGACGCTCTGTCCGGTTCAGTAGCCACGCCGCTGCTCCGATTACCAGCGCACAAAATACTACTATACATTTGGTAGCAGTGTTAAATCCTCTCTCTGTACTCTTGTGATGTATGAATATTGTCCGCAATGTGGGCATTTCTCCGTTTTAATTGTCAGCCCTTTTCCGCGCACAACCTCCGTGATTGTAACTGTCGCCCCTTTCCCTATCGCTACGCCTGCCACATTTCTTATATCGCGTTCCAGCGTTGCTTTTCTTCCTTTCAGCATTTCTCCAGTAAATTTTCTCGGTATCATTTTTCTTTGTCCGTCCTTTCATGTTTTTTCTTCCATGCTTCCAAGTATTCCATCTGCTCCTGATCTTCCCGCGGGTCCTTCGGATGTTCCGGCCGGTTCAGCAGCCACGCTGCTGCTCCGACCGTCGCCGCGCAGAATATCACAATTCCGATGATTGTTTCCATTTTCTCCTCCTTTCAGCAATTTCAATAGCATCGTCGTTGTCCAGTCCCAGTCATTCAGCAAATTTTTCGAGAATTTCAGTTCTTTTTTTGCCTGATTGTATTTCTCGTCCCCTTTTGCCGGTTTGCTTTGCATTCCATGCTCCCACATGATCCGTGTGATTGTACTTTTGACAACTCCGAGTTCTTTTTGTATCCGATACGGTGTTGCTCCCGCAAGCAGCATCTCTACAACCTTTTCCTCTTTTTCTTTCGGTATTCTTGGTCTGCTCATGCATTCTCGCCCCTTTACCGGTAATTTTTCCCGAAGATCTCCCGGAAACTTAATCCCGGGAAATGCTCTTCGAATGCTTTTTGTCCTTTCGTCTGCAGATACCGGTTGGCTTCTCCCGCCGGATCCTGATGCACCGCTCTGGCGGATGTCCGGTGACATTCCGGGCAGATGTATACTTTCAAGCCATATTCTTCTGACAGGTGCCGATTCGGGCCGCCAAAGATATGATGTTCCTCTAACACCTGTTTCCAGCTATAATCCCCCCCTCTGGCGCAGAGGTAGCAAATCCGGCTCTCCTTGTTCTGCAGCAGGCTCTCTCTGTGCTTCTTTCTCTTCTTTTTCGTCTGCGGTTTCGGAAATAACATTTTTCTCTCCTCTCTGTTAGCGGAACGGAATTTCATCTTCAACACCCTCTGGAATATTCATAAATCCATCGTCATCCGTCTCCGGTTCTGTCTTTCTCTTTGGCGGTCTGGCCGCGCTCGCTCCCTTGCTCTCTACGAACTCCTGCTCCTCTACAACCACGTCTGTCGTGTATACCTTCTGCCCGTCCCGGTTTGTGTAGCTTCCTGTCTGAAGCCGGCCGGTGATGGCGATCTTGATTCCCTTCTGCAGATATTTCTCTGCAAATTCTGCCTGGCGTCCAAATGCTACACAACTGATAAAATCTGCTGTTGCATCGCCGTCTCTGTGGAATCTGCGGTCAACAGCCAGTGTGTAACGGGCTACCGCCGTAGAGCCATCTCCCGAAGAGTATCTGACATCCGGATCTCTGGTTAATCTTCCCATCAATATAACTTTATTCATCGCTTTTTCTCCTCTTTACTATTCTTGTATCACGGATTCGAAATGCTCTCTGTTCTCTCACTTCCGCATCTGATTCCAAAATTTCTTCATCTATGAGTTCATTAATATGTTTTTTCGCTGTTGACACCGATATACTCAATGCATCCGCAATTTCTTTATAGCTTGGTGCATATACATGCTCCATGATATACTTCGCAACATAACGGTATACTTCTTCCTGGATCGCTGCTCCTTCTTTTCCTTTATGCATTCGCACTTCCTTGTTCCTGCTCAAAATTCATATCCCCTTTCGTCAACTGGCTTCTGTATCCACTGATACAATCTCTTCTGATCTGTCAAAACATCCGCCGGAAGATATTTCGAAAGATACACTGATAGTCCCCAGGCGGTAAGGGTATCAAAATAATCTTTTCTCGGCATTGCCTTTCCGACCACTTCGATACTTTCTGTTCCCGGATAGTCTGCAGGAAGATTCATCTGTCCTGGTAGCTGCTCTTTCTGGACATTTTCCGGCTCGTTTTGTACGCTCAGCGTCTCGTTTGGTCTGTTTTCCGTTTCAATTTGTGTATCTTCCGTTTCGTTTTGGACGATTTCCGACTCACTGGATACTTTTTCTTCCGCTTTCTGCGTATCTTTTAACTGTACTGTCCCAGATTTCTCTTCTTCCGCGCTTTGGGACACTTCTTTTTCTGCTTCTTCTGGCTCCTCTGAAATTGTCTCCTTCTCTGTATTTACAATGGTTTCTGGCAGTTCAGATTGCGCCGGCGCAATTGGATTTATCTCAGTTTTCTCCTTCGCCTGCATTTCGGGATGAACATCTTCCGGCGGCTGCACCTCTGCTTTCATTGCCTCCTGCTCCACCACTGTCTCCTCATGCTTCTTCTCGAGGATTTTCTTCGAGATCTCAAAGAACTTATCCCAGCTCATCGGCCGCGGTGTCTGTCCAAATTGCTTGATTTGAAGATTCTGTTCATACATCGTAGCAAAGAACATCCCCATCCGAAAGGTTCGCGTTCCAGACGGATTAACAATCTCAGCCATTTTTCCGATATTCCATTCTGCATATGCTGCACTCTGCTCCAGCTTCTTCATCGTCTCCGGATTTATTTCATAAAACTTCTGCACCAATTTTTCAATTGAGTCCGCCTGCTCCGCATCCGGCTCCGACTTGTTAAACCGTTTCAGCTCCCGAATATCCTCTCTGGATGTTTCTGGGCGGATCATCTGCCGATCACTTTCCGGCAGCTTCAGCATTTCCTCCAGCTGGCTTCTTCCCATATCGGCGTATTCCGGCCGGAGATGTTCAGAGTAGCCATCAACGGAATACTCTTTGTTGATGCTCATAAACCGGCTAGTTATAGACGGTCCCAGGCCGTACTCCGCCTGGGCAAATTCCGCTATGCTTTTGTATCCGTCCTGTTCATAGAGCTTCTGATCGTCAATCTGTCTCAAAGCGTATCCAATCCGGACAAAGCTCTGTTTCACTCCCAGGAGTTCCTGTTTCAATTTCTGTTTCATCTGTACCCAGTCATCCAGGGTCAACTGCACATATTCCATACTTTCCTCCTTACGCTATGGCTGCCGGCCGGATCATCTCTGACAACGTTCCTGTTTTCAGTTTCTTCAGCCAGGTATTCAGCCATTTCCGCATATTCTCTTTATCTGGTTTTCTGTCTTTATCTCCGTACCATTGCAGAATTTTCGGATTTTTTGCATCGATCTCAACTGTGATATACGGTACATCAGGCTCCTCTCTGAATCTAAGCATTAATATGTATGTCTGCCCTGTGTTGTGTTTTCCCAAGTAGGTGTTTCCTCCCACACAATGATGAAGAAGACGCCCTTCCATGACAATTTCCTCTGCTGATCGAGCCGGTCTGATGATATATCTATCGTCTTCGTAATAATATTTATTTCTGAGTTTTTTGTAGCTTTTTCGAATTTCCGGATAACGTTCTGCCACCTCTTCGAGATGTCTATCCATTTTTGCTTTGTTGGATTCCATTACCAGTTTATTATGTGCCGCCTCTAAATCCCGCGGCTTCTGATAAACCGAATTACTAAGGTCATATCCCGCATTCACTCGCATGCTCAGATAATCTGCATAAGTTATGGCCGTGTGTCTGATTCGTTCTGATGCGCTGTAGCAGCCCGTACCATACTCACATCCAGCATATTTTTCTATACGATTAAGCAACTTCTGCAAAGTCATATATCTGGTAGCCATTGCCACCTGTGCCCCGCTCAAACCGGTCTCTGCCAAATGTTCTATCTGCGTATCTGTCCAGTTCTTCCCTTGGCGTCTCTCCATCTGCATCACTTCTAGGAGATGCGTATCCCCTTTCTTCTTGATGAGCTGTTGTACCCTTTCTTTCCGAATTCCAAGGAACTGATCCGGCCTCCTGGCATTCTCATCAGCAACTATTCCGTAGTAGCATTTGACAAGCTTTTCTACTATATCCGTCATTCCCAACTTCACTAAAATTTCAATCTGCGGCGTCCGGCTGTAGCACTTCAGGTAATCAATCGGATTGACTTCTCTCACACTTTCTGCATATTTCTGCACTGCGCTGTACTGAAACATTGTTCCTTTTATTTCTTCGTAGGTCTCCGGCATGATTAATCCGGCGTGAATGAAGATATGCGACGTTCCACACAAATTGCAGTCATCCCAGAAATCTTTCCCTGTGTATGAATTATGTTTTTTATAATCTATCTGGATCTTTTCCCCCGGAGTCCAATATGCTCTCGCAATTTCTATTCCGGAAAGTTCTTCGCAGGCATTGTACATCTCTGGTTCTTTATCTCCGCAGATGAAGCCCAATATCCATTTTTTCGACACTTCCACATACCGCATGACCATTCCATTCTCTTTATACTTCTGCCCTAAAAACAGATATATGGTTTTACTATAATCTCCTTTCGTTTTTCCCTGACATTTATACTTGCCGCTAGCTCCACACATTGGGCAGGTCCCATATCTGCCCTCCCTTGGTTCTTCTATCAATCTCTGGAACTGGCTTTCATAGGAAATCCCGCTTTTCCATCTTGCATCTGTTACTCCCCCGCATTTGCTACAAGCTATCTTCACCCAGCAACCATGCTTTTTGTAATACAAATAATGTTGATTATGGAAGCAGAGCCTGTCTGCTCTGTCCAATATCTCTTTTTCCGGCAATTCCTTGGTATGCGATATTCTGTCTGCCAGCTCCTCCTGGCGGCGCACATATTCTCTATGCTGCCTGTCCCGTCTGGCCGTCACTACAATATCTTTTTCATACTTATATACGTATTCCCACCAGCACTTTTCATTGTAGACAGGGATTTCGGTTTTGCAGAACTTTTTTATTCTTTCCAGATCTGCCGCATCTTGAAGAATATTTTCTTTCTCCATCTGATCCCAGCTCGATGACTGTTCTGCCCATATCACCTCTCCATAATCTTTCTCCACTCTCTGTCGGGTCCATTCTCCCCTCGGCCAGTATGTGCCAAAATCCTTTTTTGTAAGCACAATACGCACCAGCGGCGTTTCTTTGGATTTCTTTTTATTCCGATACACTTCCAGGAACAGATGCTTTTCATGACCTACAATTTTAACCGCCGTGACGCCGATGTATTTGACCTCTTCTTTTGAACTAATTTTCCGTAATCCCAAGTAAGGAATTTTTTCAATCGCTTTCTTTTTCACCCGTACCACCTACTTCCCCATATAGTATTCCGTTATGATCTTCTTTGCCGTCGCCATGCCTGGCTCACCATGATCTACTCTGCCTGTTATTCCGGCCGCTTTTAATATTTTCTTGTCAACTGTTTTTCGATTTTTATATGACCATTTCAGCAAGGCACCAATGCAGCCGCATAAGCTCTTCCCCTTTTTGCGCACCTGGTATGCCATTACTTCATTGTTCATACACTGTGCTTTGACGTATTCTGTCCAATCAGCCAGAAGTTCTTCTGGTTTTAATTCTTCGGCCTCGACCTCGATCTTGCCAAGCGCTGCTGTCGTTGCGTCGCATAACGCCGGCAGGTCGCCGCTGCAGAACATCTCCACGAAATCCGCCGGAATTCCATTCTCCGCAGCCATTGCCTTCAGGCTTTTGAGGTCACCCTCATTGAATAAATTTTCTGCCAGTTCATTGATTTCCTGGAAGGAATTCATTTCCCCAAATCTCTCAAACATCCTATTTCCCTCTTTCCATTTTCTCCATCTCGCTCTGCAGCCAGGCACTGTACGTGTGCCGCCCCGGAGCGATCGTGATTATATGTATTTTGATTAAATTTGCCAGCTGCTCCCAGTCCTCCCGGTATTTGATCGGCTCTCCTTTTGCATTGGAAAATCCGTTCTGCTCCCACGCTGGAAGCTGATGCATCATAATATTCAGAACCCACGCATCTGCAGCATGGATCGTGATCCTGCTCGGCCGTCGATATCTGCTGAGTGCTCCGATCAGCACCCGAAGCGTTACTTCATGAAGCGTACCCTTGCTTTCCCCTGTTTTGTACTTCGGATCAGCCCCCGGAGCTTTCAAAGCATAGCCCCATCTACGTACGCTTTTCCGCATTCCGCTTGCAACCTCGATGTAAATGTCGGTCGCCATCATAGTCCGTTCGCCTCCTTTCCAGCCGGATCATAGTATAGTGTCTATACTTATATCCCGTTACAGGGTTGATTCCTTCATAGATCTCTGCTATGTAATAATTTTTTCGGGGTTTTACCTCTTCTTTCCATCTCACCAGTTTTTGCACCTTGGGTTCCGGAAGCGGCATATTCCGAGATGTGCTATAGCTTGTTTCTTTTAATTTCGGCTTCGCAACTTCTCCGTTCTCTTTGTGTTCGATCCGATGTTCGCTCTTGGTCAAATAGCTGGCAAGCTGATAAAAATCTTCGCTGTAATACTGACTATTCTTGATCATGCAGGACCAGACACCACCTTTTCCCCATATTCTCTGCAATATACTTACTGTATCCCCAATCTCATTGAGTACAATGTGGATATGCCAGGCTCCCCTGGTTCCCCTCTCAATGTTTCGAATCCAGAACAATTCATATTCCCGTTTTTCGTACTCCCTTTGAAGCTTTCTTCGGGTTTTCTGAAAATCTCTTAACGCCTCTTTCATGTTTTTAGGTCTATTGCATGGAAAATACGTCAGCGTCGCAAGGCAATCACCTGCATGAAAGTATGTAAGCAACCGCAGCTGGCATCGACGGGTCTTTTCTCTGTCATTTGCTTGCCGCATCTGCTCTTCTGTTGGTTTTCTCTTTTTCTCCCGCTTCTGTCCCGGTGCTCCATACCGTCCATCATGAAACTCTCTTATTTCCAGGATGTCTCCCCCACGAAGCCTGTATTCTTCACGCTTTGTTCCCATCCACCTGTCCTATCTTTAATATCCTTATCAAGTCCGAAAAGGGCTTGTCTCTGCCCTTCTCATGTTCGATTTTCGGTTAAAAAATACAGGCGAGTTGCCTCGCCCTATTTGACATTTTGACAGCCGAATGGTATATTTATCTTGTCGAAATAAGTATGCCATCCGGCTACGGGCTCCTGCTTTTTATGCAGGAGCTATTTTTTATGTTTTTCTTCGTCCTGGTCCTCATACCGGCCCAGCTTGTTGACCAGGTCGCCATACGCAAAAACAGAATCCATCTGACTCTCAAGCCGAAATGTTCCTGCGCGTTCCATCCAGATCCGGTATGTTCCATCTGGATTCTTTACCGTCAATCTCTCTTTTTTCATTCTACGTTTCCTTATCCTTTCAGTGATCCGTTCCGGATCCACGCCACAAACACTGCGTCCCGGCGCTCAGATTCCCATTTTTCCTGCTCCTTCTGGCATTCTGCTATGTAACTTCCAATTTCTTTGACCGCAAAACCAAAGACAACAATGCCAGCTCCCAGAGCCGCCCGGCTCCACATACTCTGATCCACACCATATGCATAGGTTACTACTCCAGCAATGCCCATAGCCACAGCTACTCTATCCAACTTTCTTTTCATCATCTTCTCCTTCACCATTCTGCAGCATAACCCTTTTCACTGCATCTTTTCCAAGCTGCTTTAAGCAGGCCTCAGTGAACCTTTTCTCGTAGCCTGGTGTGAATACAACTTCGACTTGGATTTCTCTCTTCGGCTTCATAACCAGTTTACCTCCCTAATTTATAGAGCAGTTTTTGACTCTGACCTGCCATCATCAGATGCAAGGCAGTCACCCCTTGCATGACGGCCATTTCTGGCCGTTTCGGCACTTTCTATTGACTTTCCACAGCTTTACTCCTATTCTGGTTATACAGGGCACTGCCATGCCCGAGTACGAAAGAAAGGAGATGTTATTATGCGCCGATTTCAAACGCCTTTTAACGGTAAACGCTATCTGCTTAATATCAACACTGGTGAAATTCATGACTTAGACAACGAAACAGCCGAATGCCAAATCGATGAAATTAAGCCCGAACATATTCGTATGGAAAATTCTTATATGTCATGTTTGATTTTGTCGAAAATGTTGGGAGTTCCCAGTGGAAACGGCTGTTATTACTGTCTACGAGATAAAGACCAACGGTGATTTTCCCTCTTTTTGAGCTGCATCGTTAATCTGATGTAGCTCTTCTTCTGTTACTTCGTCAGATAAATGTTCTTCTAATGCTTCGGAATTGTCCTGAAACATCTTCCCCAATTCAACAATCAAGCGCGCAGCCAAACTAATATCCACTTGTTTTAACAAGTCAAATCTATTCATGTTCTCACCCCCTCTCTGTTATCACTGTTGACTTTTTTCTGTGCTTCTCCTATTCTGTTGTTACAGGGCACTGCCATGCCTGAGTACGAAAGAAAGGAGGGCACTTATCATGGAACCTCTTCCAATAATCGTGAATGGATACAACACTCTTTTTACAGAGTGTTCTGATGCTTCTGGAAGCTTTTTATTGATTGCCATACCGCCATCAGCTGGAAAAGATATCGCTAATCTTGCTGGTGCAATGCTTAATGGACATTTAATAAAAATGGTTGATTTCGCCAAAAACAATGATGTTCGTTTCATAAAAGCTTACTATTAATTGAAACATCGATTTTTTTACACTCTCCCACCTGCTCCGGATTGTATATCCGCTGTAAAGGCCATCCTTCCGGACCTGGGAGAGTAACCAGAACTTTCTCTTTCACCTCTTTTCCATTGATTCTTAAAATCTCTTTATCAATGTCTACTTCCAGTGATCGAATTTCTCCCAGATCGCTCTGCTGGTATGAATCTTCTCGATATTCTTCCAGTGTCGCTCTGGCAGACACCAGTTCCGCCAGCGCTTTGATTGGTTCTGATATCTCTTTGTAATCCAGCGTCTCTTCCTCTGCTCTCTTCTGCAACCATTGGCAGACCGCTTTGATTGTTTTGTCTACTTCTTTTTTCATCTGCTTTTTACCACCTCATTTCTATTGACTTTTTTCAACACTGCTCCTATTGACCCTATAACGACATTAATTGGTATTATTTTCTTTCACCTCCTCTCGCGACATCTGATCTACTTCCTGACAGATCAGATGCCCTTCTGTATCAGACCCTAAATCCAAAATTTCATCATCGAATTTATGAGAAATTCTCATGATATACTTGGTTAAGGCAATAAGTGCTATTGTATCTATTAATGTTGGACAATACTGTGATAGCAGATTTTTCATCGCCTGCTTCCTTATGTATGATCCGTAATTTACCTTCATCTTCTCACCCCTTCCCAGCATCTTTTCCATCGAGGTTGCCTGCTTTCTGACTCTCACTCATCGCTGCAGCTGTATTGATCGTACCTTCCAAGTAGCCTTTTTCTCGTTCTGTCATATATGGAAGTTTTTCTGCGAGCTTTTCAATAATTTCTTTTTCTTTTTCTGACATGTTGTTTTCTCCTTTCTTCGTTGATTACATTTACATCTTAGTATATTAAGTTTATTTTGTCAACATATTTTTTATTTTCTAGTTGATTAAGTTTACTTTTTATGTTATGATAGCAATCACAGGAAGGAGGTACAGCATTGAACGAACGTTTAAAACAGCTGCGTACTGTTCTCGGCTTAAGTCAAGAAGCTTTTGGTGAAACCGTTGGTGTTACTAAAGCCGCTATCAGTCGAATAGAAAGCGGAATTAATTCTTTATCTGACAGAATGATTTTATCGATCGTTACGCAACACAATGTAAACGAGAGGTGGCTCCGCACCGGCGAAGGGGATATGTTTATTGAATTGTCCAAAGATGAGCAAATTGAAGATTTTATCGGAAATTTGTTATCGAGCGAAGATGATTCTTTTAAACGCCGCCTAATCTCTGGCCTGGCTGCATTAGATGAGAATGGATGGAATGTTTTGGAAAAGTTCCTTGATTCTATCCAAATAAAAAAAGGCTGAGTCATCTCAGCCTTAATAATGCTCTTACATGGATGTAAATCAGCCTTAATTGTTTCGCGTTCGCATGATCGAGCATTTCGATTATAAGTTCTTTGTATTCCATATGTACATCCCTCCGATCTGGTTTTATTATATACGAACATTTGTTCGATTTCAATATTTTTCTCGAACATTCTTCCGTTTGTAAATAATACGGATCTGAGGGGCAAAAATTAGTATTTTTTGGAATTTGTCCGAAATCCCGGACACTTATTTGTACGGACTATCATACAAGTCCTGGATTCTTACATGTAGCCCTTTCGCGAGCTGTTCCAGGACGTCAAGCCGTGGCATCTTGCCATTGCATAGATCGTTTATTGTAGACTTCGGTATTCCGGTCAACAACGACACTTGACGATACGATAATTTTTTACTGTAAATGATATCTGCTATTAATATTTTCATGTTGATATTATTTGCATACTGCTCAAAAATATTCTTTTCAGAGGAAGAAGATAATGAAAACTTTTTTCAAAGAGTTGATACCATGTGACTGCGTCCAGAAAAGTGCTCCTTTGGCTCTTGAATGTTGCGACCATCTTTGGTTTGAATTCGATTCCGATAGCAGAAAAATTTCGCTGTACGATCTCGATCGCAACTTTGTTGGAATATGCCAGCAAGATTTTGTGCATGATTTTTGTTCTCTGCTGGAGCAGGGCTGGGATTTTAGCTTCTCGGTCGAAGAAATCGTTCAAGATGTGACCGAACGCGGTCGCATGGAAATGGACGTAACACTTAGGATCAGCGCTTATTGTCCAGGAGAAAATATTGCAGACATTGCAGAAGTTGCTCAAAATTTAAGATTTAATTAAACGTAGCTGTGAAAGTGTAATTTTCCTGTATCTTAAGCGTATGATTATGGGATTTTATATTCAACCATATCAAGAGGTGATGCACTATGAATGTATTAAGCATGTAACACAAACGCAAGATAAAAAAAGACAGGGGGAACTTTTAATGACCACTAAGGCTCCATGGTATCTCAATATCTGGTTAATCAGCATTCTTTTTGCAATCTGGCCACTATCATTGGCATTTCCATTTCTTTTGGTTTTACAATTGGCTGGAATTGTATTGGCTATCATCCATTCAGCAAAAGAGCATAAGCTTAACCTTCAAATCGTAGAGATATTGGCACAAAACACTGAACTTACACAAGAAAACGGGAATTTAAAAAATAATCTGGCGCAAGCTCAATCTCTGCTTACTCCGGAAATGAAAAATGTGCAAGAATTGCATAAACTGATTGATGAATTGACATTAAAAAAATTATCCATTGAAGGAAATATAAAGGATATGGAAACTGATCTTTCTCGTCGTATTTCTGAAATTAAACAATTGGATGAAGAAATAAAATCAAAAGAAAAGAAAATTGTTGATTTGGATGACGAAGCTCTCGTTCAGGATTTCGGTTTATATCGTCCTCATTATGACTTTGCAAATGCACTTGACTACAGAGAGAGACTTGCCGAAATACGTGCGCGGCAAAAAGCACTTATAAAAGATAAAAAGGCAGTTTCCGGAAACACAAACTGGCAGGTTAACGGCAGCCTGAGCCAGGGAAATAAAATGGTAAATGATACACAAAAGCTCCTGCTCCGTGCATTTAATACAGAATGTGATGAATTAATTGCGAAAGTAAAATATACAAATTACGATGCATCATTAAATAGGATTCACAAATCTGCCGAAACAATTTCTAAACTTGGTACCATCATGAACATTTCCATACAGCCTTCCTATTTAAAATTAAAGGTTGAAGAACTTCGTCTTGCCTTTGAATATCAGCAAAAAAAACAAGATGAAAAGGAAGCTCAAAAAGCTGCTCGTGAAGAACTTCGCGAAGCTGCAAGACTCCAAAAAGAAATCGAAAATCAGAAAAAGAAAATTGAAAAGGAGCAAACACATTACCAGACCGCTTATGAGCACATTTTAAAGCAGTTAGAGCAGTCCCCTATTGACCCTGCTCTTTTGGCAAAGAAAGCCGAATTAGAAAATCAGCTGCAAGACATTGATAAAGCAATGAAAGACATTGATTATCGAGAGGCCAATCAGAAGGCTGGCTATGTATACATAATTTCCAATATTGGTGCATTTGGCCCAGACGTATATAAAATCGGTATGACTCGCCGTCTCGATCCGCAGGATCGTGTGGATGAACTCGGCGATGCTTCTGTTCCATTTAATTTTGATGTACACGCCATGATTTTTTCTGATAATGCGCCGGCTTTAGAGGCCGCTCTGCATCGGGCTTTTGAAGATAGAAAACTCAATATGGTAAATACACGCAGAGAATTTTTCCACGTTACATTAGATGAAATAAAAGATGTTGTAAAAAAGAATTTTGATAAAACAGTAGAATTCATTGACATACCAGACGCTGAACAATATCGAATAAGTCTAAAAATGCGGGAAAAAGCCAGCTGATCTTTTTGGGGGATTGTCAGTATTAAAACCCTTATAAAATAATTTATAATCACTTGCTCACTCTTTATCATATTACTTCGAAAGGAAAGAATAGTTATGGCAAAGAAAATCAAATGCCCAGGACTGCTCTGTGGAAGCACAGACGTTACACAGATTGGAGAAAAGACAAGAACAAGTATCAATCTAAATCCATTACATCCATTTACACTTGTTAATACCAAATCTGCAAAAAAGCAGAAATTTCATTGCAATAAGTGTGGAAGGATTTTCACGGCTAAAATCTAAACACAATTAAAGTCTAAAATAAAAAGCCGCCCCGGTGCGCCAACACCAGAGCGGCAATCGATCATCCGGAAAATGGATAATCCATAACATTTACATAATACCATTTTCCGGGACGCCAAACAATCAGAATATTTGTTCTGGTGTTTTTTTGTACTCTTTTTACTATGTATTTACATGATTATGATACGGAGGTATGGAATTATGAGATTTTTTAACTACGGACGTAAATCTGTTTACTCTGACAAATCAGATTCTATCGATAACCAGTTCCGGATGTCCCGAGAATACTGCGAGCAAAAATTCCCGGGTAAGATAGAATCCTGGCAAGAATTTTCTGATGAAGATTTCACAGGTGCCAATACATCCCGTCCCGATCTGCAGCGTATGTTGAGCTATATCGAAGAAGGATTCTGCGATGTTTTAGTTGTGTACCAGTTGGACCGTCTTTCCAGAAATGTTCGTGATTTTTCAAATATTTACGCAATGTTGGAAGAACATAATGTCATGTTCATTTCAATCAAAGAAAATATCGACACAACGACGCCGATCGGCCGCGCTATGATGTATGTTACTGTTGTCTTTGCTCAGATGGAGCGTGAAACAACCGCCACCAGAGTTGCTGATAACATGCGAGGTCTGGCCAAGAAAGGATATTGGATGGGCGGGCAGGCACCACTAGGCTATTCCATAAAACATATCGTTATCGGCGATAAAAAACATTCTGCTCTTGAATTAGATCCAGATGGCGTACGTTACGTAACGCAGATCTTTGATGATTTTCTTTCTTCTCATGGCAGCCTTAATGCAATGGTAACACGCTTTAGGCATCAAGGTATACGCACTCTTACCGGAAAATTCTTTTCAAAAGCTCATTTACATAACATATTAACCATGCCATATTGCGTTGAAGCAACTCCAGAAGTTTATGACTACTATGCGGCCAAAGGTTGTATTATGGATTCCGCATCTCCTCGTGAAAAATGGGATGGCTCAACCGGTGTTTTAATTTATGGTCGTTTTTCCGACAAAAGCCAAAAACATCTTGTCCAGCCGCCTGAAAACTGGACTATTTGTCTTGGACTTCAAAAACCATTTATTCCAGCAGAAAAATGGCTCGCTGTTCAAGAGCGCTTTAAACAAAATACTTTTTGTAAGGACGCAAAATGGCCCGTTCCGCTTCTAAGAGGAATTCTTCGTTGCAACAAATGCGGAAGTTTAATGCCCGTTTCCAGGCGAAAAAAAGTTGATGGAACCTGCTCTTCGTGGTATTACTGTCGAAAGCGTAAAGATGAAGGTTCAGAGGCTTGTGATATGAATCAAATCAAATGTGATTTAATAGACGAAAAGGTTTTGGAAATTTTTCGAAAGATTGCATTGGATCCAGATAGTATTCATCAATTTGTCAAGACCGAATCTCCTTCCGAGATCCCTAATTTGAGTTTTATTTCTTCTCGTATATCGTCTGTCGAGTCCAAAATCGGGAAATTGGCTGCTTCTTTAGCATTGGCCGAAAACTCTACTGCATCGAAATATATCATAGAAGAAATAGAACGCTTAGATGCCGAATTGGCTGCATTAAAGCGGGAAGCTTCACACGCCGAAATGAAAATTCATCAGGCCGCGGCAAAAGAACGCAATTCGCAAGCTACAGCAATCGAAATTGCAAAATTCATCAATAATTTAGATGGATTTAGCGCCAAAGAGAAAAATGAAATCGCTCGATCTGTGATCCGTGATTGTAGATGGGATGGTGAAAAGCTTTTTCTTACGCTTTAAAACTCATCTTTTTGTCAATAGGAGATCT